ATGTAGCCGTGACTGGAGTTCAGACGTGTGCTCTTCCGATCTCTGCTTGTTATTTGAACTTGATTATAATTACGTCTTGATCTATGGGTGCTCCCATTCTATTGTCTCCTCTGTTTATGTCAATATCGGTTATCTGGAACTCCATGGTTGGAGCGTTCTTTTTATAGCCGAGACGAAATTGGACATGCGTGAAATCTTTTGGTGTCAATCCAACGTCGCCAAAGACGAACTTTGCTATCATTGGACTTTGGACATCGAACAGCCGCTTTAACCAATACTCCTTGATTTCGCGGTATTCTTCTTGCTTGACACCAAGCAGGATGAGGTCGTACCACATTTTTTTGAGGGTTAGCTTCAATACTTTTTTCTTCATATCTTTATTATTTGTAACTTTATGTCAATTTGGGAAGAGGGAGAGTGATTGAACGTTTGGTTTCTGTACTATATACATTGTCGATGAATACTTTTGCGAGTTTTCGACTTGCTTTTATGTAGTGTGCTTCTTTTGTCGATTTTGCTAATTGCAGGAATATCTTTTCCACGTCTTCATCACCTTCGTCGTCTTCGCGTTGACAACAGAAGCCCTTATGACTGAAGTCAAGAGCATCGTAGCATACGTCCTTTTTGTAATATCCGAGGAAAAACGTTGGTTTTCCACGATGCTCAAACTTAAGAATAAACGTACACAGAAAATAGCCATCCCGTACAGGTGGCAGGAGGTTCAATATCCTTTTGGTAGGTGTGTACCAGCGTACAAAATTCGCAGATGTTTGAAGGACTTTTCTTATGTTGCTGAACTCTTTAGTCCATCTTCTGATTTCAAAATCGTAAATTTCCATAATTTATCTTCTACTTTTTCCCGGTAAAGGAATTACGTTGTATGTTTTGAAGCGATCCACAAGTCGGCCGTAGCCGTCATTGAGCTTGAACCGCTTTTCAAGTTCCTTGTTGTCAAGGTTTGTAGTCAGGTGGGCGAACTTGCCGAACTGCGTCCAAATCTCGTTGCGAGCGTGAAGGAACTCATCAGTGAGCAACCCGGTGTCCATGCCGAAGAACGTGCGGTCCTGTATGCCGATGTCGTTGAGGCACACATTTTCGGGTTTGCACTGGAAGCCCTTACTTTCCTCCTCAAAGTAAGTGAAGCGGTCGAGGTTGTTGTGGATGGTGTAGTAGTTGACCATCTGTGTGACCGACACGTTGTGAAAGAAGCGAGGGTTCTTAGTGCGCCGTAGATATTCGCTGAATATCTGCATGAGGAGCGTTTTGCCAACACCTACGCCGCCCTGTATAAGGAGGTTCTTGTGTAGCTTGTAGCCACGTTCGGGGAATACTTCTTCAGCCAGAGGGCAGTTGTTGAAGTAGAGCAAGAGGAAGCGTAGCACCTGCTTGTTGTCGTCATCAACAATGAACTTGCGGTGTTGAGGAGCCAGCACAACAGAGTTGGCGATATAGACAAGGAAGCTGCAGTGTGCATTATATACGTTAGGGTCGGCAAGGTTGTACGCCTGTGCTCTCGCCTTTTCGCTCTCTCGCCGTAGGTTGAGTGCGCATTGGTGCAGGGTGAGCCACGGTGCATCCTTCTCGCGTTCGTTCTTGCGAAGAACGGAAAGGACGGCAGCGTCCCAGTCTTTGTTGCCGGTAGGCTGACGGCCATACTTGGCAAGTTCTGCGATTAGGCATTGTGGATATTGAGCCATAGTTTCAGAGATTAAAGGTTAAACATCTTGCCCACCGAAGCCGCCATTGAACTCGTATGACGGTGGTGGCAGCTCTTGTGCGTCTTCCGGCTCGGCATGTGAGGTGTACGCCTTGCGCATCCACGAACAGAAGTGACGTTTGGCATCATTGATATTGTCGTGAGGTTTGCCCTCATACTCGCAACGGCAGTGGTTGAGGAAGGAGTCGAGGCGTTTGCCAAGCTCGTCCTCGCGTATGTGGAACTGCATACATACTGGTTCGTTCCAAGAACGATCGGCACGCATTTCTTCAATCTCCTGCTCCAGCGTGAGCGTGTAGCCGGGCGTGACGTTGGGCTTATCAGAAATGGCAGACGAAACAGCTCTATCCTTAGCAGGGCGACCGCCAAGTTTGCCGAACTTCTTGCCTTTCTTGCCGCCCTCAGAGCGTGCGTTGTTGGCATCCATCACTGGCTTGATAAGGATGAAGACACCCTTGGCAATGTCGGATAGTCCTTTAGGCTCCTTTCCGTTAAGGGCATACTCCACGATAGCCGGGTATATCTCGGCCTGTACCTCGGAGGGCATACACTTGATAGCCTCAAGGAAACTGCGATAGAATATAAAACTGTCTCGTGCCATATAAATCAAACCTCTTTAATGCGGATGCCATGCACATGCAGCATGAGTTTCCGCTTGATGATATACTCCTTTGTTCTGACTCCCTTTGTGTCTTCCACGACGGTCTGCCCGGTAGCCTTGTCGGTATAAACGAAATCGGCTACATAAGAACAGGGGCGTTCGAGAAGAACACGTGTAGGACGATTTTTGAAATCTTTGCCACACTCGCCGTATTGTGCAGGTATCAACATGTATGACACCTGCTCCCGAAGGTCGGAGATAAGTCCGGCACGCTGCATCATGCGTAGTTCGCCAGCTCGGTAGTGCTCTTTCTTGGATGCGTGGGAGCCTACGCGCTTGTTGCCGTACTTATTCCGGCCTTGGAAGGCATGATTATAGAACTTATCCATTAGCTGTGTTAGGCTTGTAACGGAAGATGTCCATAATCTTAGTCTCGTCGAGCGTAGCAATCTCGAAGTCAACCATTGACCCCTTCAAGCGGTCAATGACAACAGCGTGTGCGTTGTTGATGTCGGTGGCACGGACGATGAAGTGAGTAGCGGTCTTCTTCTCTCGGCCTTTGTCGTCGAGCGTGATATAGAGAAGCTTTGCGCGGAACCACTTGTCGCCCTTGTCGTTCTCGGCAATCTCGGAGTAGTTGGTGCGCTTGATTGTTACAACATCGAAGTCGCCCGAATAGAACGGCTCCATTTCTTTGGTGATACGTCCTTCAGCCTCGGTGAAAGAGAGGGCATCTACAAGGTACAACTCTGTTACTTTCTTGGTAATGCCGTTCGCCATCGTCCGCTCGTAACGGACACCACATTCATATAGCATCATAGTGTGGCCTCCTTTCCTTCGTTGATCGCCTTTACCAGTTCCTTGCTTGCACGGAGCTTGACAGACGTGTGTGCCGGGATAACCAGAGGCTTGCCGGTCTTGAAGTTGCGTGCTGTGCGCTCGGCTACCTCAACCGGGGTGAAGGTGCCGAAGCCACGGATAACAACCACTTCACCCTTGGCGAGTGCTTCCTTGATAACTCTGAGTGTGCCGTCGATGGCTTTCACTGTTGTTGAGAGGTGCAGTTTCTCTGATACTGATACCTCACGTGCCAATTCATTCTTTGTCATGATAGATAAAATTTAGTTTATAATGTTTTTGCTATATTGTTTTCGCCTGTCATAGGTATGCGCAGGTCGAGAACGTCTTTGTCTGTTGCGAGTCGCCACCGGCACTCTGTCAATTCATTCATCTGTTCGTCGATGAATTTTTCGCTTACCTCCACCTTCAGCGCATGGATGAATGGGAAGATCTTGATGATGGCGTAACGCCCGGTTAGATTTTGGCTTATAACCTGTCTCATTTAATTTTCTTTTTTAATTTTTGGGTGAGTTGTCTAATACACCATGCACGGCATGAATTGCGCAGACCGTGCTGTTTATCGTAGAGAGCGGCCGCATCATCGAGATACTTGATAATGCGCTGCAGGTCGGTCTTACATAGGTCAGCCATCGTCGTCCGGATTGAGGAAGAGTGACGTAAGCTGGTCGAAGTACATTTCATCCTGTGGAATGTCGTCGTCGGTAGCCATTATCTGGTTGGCGATGGACTTCTTCTTGTGGATGATGGCATAGAGGGTTCGGTCGATGGTTCCACGGCCAAGGAGGTAGTAGCACGTCACGTTGTCCTTTTGTCCTATACGGTGTGCGCGGTCTTCGCATTGACAGCAGTCGGCATAAGTCCATGGGAACTCAACGAAAGCCACGTTTGACGATGCCGTGAGTGTGAGACCCACGCCAGCTGCCTTTATGGAGCAGACAATTAGCTGTGCTTTCCCGGACTGGAACGCATCGACGGCAGCTTGTTTCATCATCATGGAGTCGCGCCCGGTAACAGATACAGCCTTTGGAAACGCCTTTTTTATCTCGTCCACAATCTCATGCAGAGAGCAGAAGAGAATGAGTGGCTTTCCGTTGGCGAGGAATGTGCGCGTGAAGTCGATGGCTTGTTTCACCTTGCCTTTGGCGGAGAGCGAGCGCAGCGTCATGAACTTGACAAGAGCCTCCATGCGCATCTTGCGTCGTATGTCGATGTCGTCGCACTCGGTATATGTGCGCAGGTATTCTGCAAGGTCGGCTTCTGCAAGCATGTACTCGTCGCGGTTGCTGATGTCAACGATAAGGTCGGTGCGCGTCTTGTCTGGTAGTTGGGTGAGTACTTTGGCCTTTTCGCGACGGATCATGCAGCGTGCATAGAGTTCTGCAGAGAGCCGGTCGAGGTTGCGCGGTGCGTCGTCTTCGTCTTTACCTCGTCTCTCCTTGCTTATCTCGCCACCGCCATACTCGGCAAGGAACTTGGCGCGTCCGCCAAACTCAGACAAGCGTCCCATTATGGAGAGCTGCGCTATGAGGTCGGCAGGACGATTGACAACTGGCGTACCAGACAGCAAAATGCGATACTCCTTGCCTTCAGCAATGCCACGCGCGAAGATGGTCTGCTGTGCTGATGGGTCTTTCACGCGGTGGCTCTCGTCAATTATGATAGAGCGAAACAGTTTGATGTCGGGCGTAAAAACCACATCTTTCAGCCGGAACCCACCACGTGAGCCTCCCTTGATGTCCCACACGAAGTATTTGCGCAGAGACTCGTAGTTGACGACCGCCACCTGCTGCATGCCCATCCGGAGAAGATAAGGCCATGTGGTAAGCACGGAATTGTCGAGCACAAGGGCTTTCTTGTTGGTGAATTTCTCGAACTCGCGCTGCCAGTTGATTTTGAGCGAGGACGGACAGACCACAAGGCAAGGGTAAGCATTGGCACAGTCAACGACACCGATGCTTTGCAGCGTCTTTCCCAAGCCCGGCTCATCGCCGATTAAAAATCGGTGCCAGCGCAGCCCGGCAAGTATGCCCTCCTTCTGATAGTCGTAAGGCTCGACGCGAAGGTTATGTTTCAGAGTTTCAGCCATAAGCATTGATTGTGTGTTTTGAAATCGTTATGTCGTAGCCATGTATGTATGCTTGCTTGCGCAAGTCGGCGCATGAGAGCATGCAATGGCGAGCTTCCTTTGAGCGAGCGGCCATGCTTGAAGAAGAACGTACCCCCCCCCCCAACCATGCCACCGCATGTATATCCGTAAGAGCCAGAGAACACAGCGAACGGACACATACGTCTGAGGCGTTTGAGCAGCTGGATTTGTGCTGTCTGTGATAATTTCTTTTTCATACTTTGTCTGTTACATAAGGTTGAAAGCCCAATATTGGAAGGCAAGTTCTTCGTACTTCTCGCGTCCGCGATTGTAGATGTCGTCGCCACGGTTGATGAACTTTTTGAAAATGTTGCAGTTCTTTTTGCTGATTGCGTAGATGAAGTCGCGGTCGGAATGGGCGATGTCCATGTACCACGCCCGGCTACGGTCCCAGTCGAAGAAATCTACAGCGTTGTCGAACTCCGCTTGTGTTGAGGCGAATGTTGTTTTCAGATCGCCGCCGAAGTTAGCCATTGGCAACCACCAGTCCCATTTGCAGCGTGTGTCCAGATGGAAGGTAAATCCCCCATTGTTGAACTCCTGCTGCTTGTTGACCATGAAGCGTTGTGTATCGGCATGTTCGAGAACCTTAGCGAGAAATGGGTCTCGTCGTGCTTCTGCACGCAGTGCACGCTGCATTTCGCGAGCGTGGAGGAACTCCTCCTCAGAACATTGTTCGCCGTTGATGGTCATGTGCAGGAAGTCAACACGCGAGGGTTCGGTGATGATGGCATCGACGATAGACCCGAAGCGGAAAGCAGCCTCCTTGTCACCGAACTGCATGTGAGGGTGCAGCAGGTTCTTCAGTTCGGTGAGGTCAGAATTGCTGACCTCACTTCTCTGATAGTATTCGTCCGGGTTGTTAATCTTCGTCATAATCGTCGTAATCAGGTTCATATTCAACTTCGCCCTCACCGTCGCACACCTCGCAGGTTTCCTTTTCGCCCTTGATGATGTGTTCGCCCTTGGCTTCGGCTTCTTCCTCGGTTTCTGGTAGCTGGTCGTATTCCTCTTCGGTACATTCCGCTTCGCGGTCGGCCACAAAGTCGTAGGCGTAGTAGTGATAGCCAGTACCGTCACAAGCCGTACACTCAATCATTGTTGGTTCACGTTCATTCCATGGGGCGCGAGGGTCATACTCCGCGCCAGCAGGATAATAACCACTTTCGTACATAACTGTTTATTTAGCTTTTACTTCCTCATCATAGGAAACTGATGTTGAACTGATGAACTCGGGGTGGTCCTTGTCGTTAGCCACCTTTTCGCAGAACGTGATCTGCTTCTTGAATATCTTGGCGAGGTCTTCGACCGACATAAACTGTCCCTCCTTAGACCACCACATAGATACGGCAGCGAGAACGCCCTGTGCGTCGTAGAAGTGTATGCGCTTCTTGACAGAGGTCTTAGGTTGATAGCCAGCCGGGGACACAACCGCTTGCTGACCGAACAGGTTGCCAATCTCGGAAGCCTCTGCTTGCATCTTCTTCTTGGCTGCTTCCTCTTCCTCTTTGCGCTTGCGCTCTGCCTCGATACGTGCGGCTTCGGCTTGCTCACGTGCTTTCAGTTCAGCAGCCATGCGTGCCTTCTCTTCCTCGTTAGCTTTCTGCATACGTTCCAGTTCTGCTTTCTTTGATGGCAGCATGTCGATGATAGAGTCACGATATTCGGCTACCTCGAACTGAAATTGCTCTCGGAACTGTTGCATTAGCTTGGCAAGGATGGAAGAACGAATGCCCGGCAGTTGGTCTCTCATGTCGGCAATTTCAGTCGGGATAAGGACTGTAGAGTTCAGCGTGTTTCCATAGTCAGCCGGAAGAGTGACGGGATATTCACGGATGGTCTTGCACTGTGCTTCGTAGTTTTCGAGGGTCAGACCGCTGTTGAGCTTTGTCAGCTCGTTTGTGGCATTGGTCGTATATACATTGAACTGACGCTTGAAGTCGTCCTCCACGTCCTGCTTGTAGCGGCTGAGAGCCTGTTCGCGCTGCTGACGGATAACCTCTTCACGGCGGCGGCGTTCTTCCTCTTCACGCTTTCGTGCTGCATAGGCATTGCGTTCCTGCTGAATTTGATAAGGGATAGAGCCGGTCTTGTTAGGATCGACAGAATTTTCCATGCCGGTGAACTCGGAACGTATCTGGTCGAATATCTTGGTGATGGCAGAACGGTTGGTGTTCATCTTCTTCACCGTGTTACGAGCCTTGTTTATGTAGTTGGCGCACTGCATATCCAGTTCATCGTTCATGCCGTTGGCCTTGATTTGTGCAAGGAGTTTCTGGCCATACTCGGTACAACGCTCGGACGAGGTTGTGTTGTCCTTATAAATCTGTGGCGCGGATTGCGCTATCATCTGTACGTTTTCCTTGCGTACGATGGTGAGGTCTGTTGTCTGTTCACTCATTGTTGTAAGTATTATAGGGTTAGAATGTGTCGTCGTCGTTGTTGGCGGCAGGGTCAACGGTTACTCCTGCAGACGTGTCGGTCTGAGGTGTGAAGTCTTGCTTCTCTTGGATAATCTCGCCAGTGGTGGTGTCAACCTTCTCGCCATCACCGGTAACGCCGTAGATGTCGTCAGTGATTTCTGTCTCGTCAACCTGCTGTGACTCCAACTGCGTAGCACGACCGACACGTGCCTTCGGATAGGTCTTGAAGGCGTGCTTGATGCACTTGGCAACGAGGAAGCCGGGGTCAATCTGTCCTCCTTGTGCAACGTAGAGCGCATTGGGTTTGCCGTTCTCCCATGTCTTGGTCTGATAATTGTACTTGCCGTTCTGACGAGCGGAGTAGTTGGAGAGTCGTGTCCAGTCTTCAGGCAGCATGACAGCATAGTCGATAGAACCATCGGCGCGAGTGATCTTCATGAAGCAAGCAACGATACGACCGGTGGTGTGGGGAAGACGACATGTGTAGTTGACGAATTTTTGTCCGTCGCGTTCGCCATACTCGAAGCTGTCCTCTTCGTACACGATAACCGGGTTGTCGGCGTGGCGTATCTGGCCGCAGCGTGCACGAAGCACCAGCTCGCCATATCCGGACACGGTGAGCATGCAGTGTGTCTCGTACTTGTTTTTCTTCTGTCCGTTGTCATAGTAGCTGTCAACGGCGACGGAGCGAGCGAGGAGGTAGGCTTGCGCCTTGGTGCCGGGGTCGAGGGTGAGTCCGGAAATTGCCACGTCTAGGAAAGCTGTGAAGAGCGAGAACTTTGTGCACGTCTTGCGCACGTCCTCTTTCTCAGAAAGCAGACGGTTGAAGTTGCGTGACTCGCGCTCGTAGGCTGCTTCGCCTGATGTTCCGGTTGATGGTGTCCACATTGCCTCGTAGATCTGGATGAACTTGTCGCGTACATTGTCGTTGCGAACAATCGCAGTAGGTTCCATTGCGTTGATTTGCTCAACTGTAAGTCCTATCTTACTCATAGTGTTAAAAATTAAAAGATGAATATTATTTGTTTGTCTGTGAGCCGCAGGTGGGAGTCGAACCGCACTAATGCACTCCGTGAGCATATTTGAGCCTTGTACTTCGGCTGTAACACGCCTTCTGTGGTTCCCGTTGCGCCGGGATGCCCTTTCCGATTAAGCATTCTATCTGCGGCAGTTGAGGCTACTTTTCAAGGTAGTCTTGTTGTATCCTCTGCAATAGCCGCAGGTCGGCTGTACGGTATTCGACTTTGCCCGGACGCTTGTAGGCAAGGACTTTGCCCTGCTTGCGCCACCGCTCCACATTGCCACGACCGAACATCTGAAAAGCTTTGTTCTGGCTGATGAACTCGGGGTCGTTGGCATCCTGCTTAATCATGTGGACCACCTTTGCGGCCACATCATTGAGGAAGGTGGAGTAGCGTACGCACTTGTCGGGGAAGTTGAGGAAGTCCATTATAGTTCGCCCTCCTGTCGGCTCATTGGGTTTGGGGTCTCGTCGGCTTCATCGCACAGCTTGTCGAAGAACTGAAGCAACCAGTCATGCTTGCGCCACTTGTTGAAGAGAAAGATGGTGAGAGCAAGCAGCAGGAAACCGAGGCCCTTGTCGAGGATAAGGTGGAAGAGGTACGCGAAGAAACTGTTGTCTTGCTCCTCTCCGAAAAGGAAGAGTGTTCCTACGCATCCGATGATAAGTAGGATGCAAACGCGGATGATAGAATATGCTTTATTCATTTTTTGTTGTTATTAGTGGTTGCACATGGTGGTGTCTTTGCGTACTCAACGTAACGGTTGAGGAACATGCAGAAACAGCCGTTGAGAGCATTGAAGGACTGTTTGCAGGAGGTGCAGAACTTATTAGACATTAGTTGTAGAGGTTTATGCCCAACTTGTTGAACGCCTCTTCTTCTGCAACGGATCCGCGCCAAGCGTCGAGATAATCGTTGATGGCTTTCTCGTTGTTGGCATCGGCCTTTTCGTTGTAGCCGAAGTCCTTGCAGAAGGCTGACCAGCTAATACGGTCGAGTTCTTCGTTAGACAATTGGGTTGAGGTGTTGCAGCTGATGAGGCTTGCAACAAGGAGTGCTGATGTGATGATTAACTTTTTCATGATGGAGTGGGTTTAATGTTACGAAATTCGGGTTGCTGTGATTGTGCGTTGCTCGCGGTTCGTCGTGGTGGTAAACTTCTTGTCCCACTGGAGTCCAAAGCTGACGCAAATCGACTTCAAGTAGCTTGAACGGCTAACCGATACTGTCAACTCTTCGCCGACTTCAAGGGCGTTCAACTGGCCCAAGAGCGATTTTTTTCGCTGATTTTTAGATGTTTCTGTCATTATTTCGATATTTATTTATAACTTTATGCTGCAAAGTTAGACAATTGGGTTGATATAACAATACAATTGGGCAACTATTATTTGTAAATTAAGATATTTTAAGAATAGGTTTGCGTATGGAAACGATTAACGACCGAATGGAAATGCTTGTAAATCAAAGATTTAACGGCAATAAAGCAGCCTTTGCAAAGACAATTGGTTTGCCTCCTACAGGATTGTCTAACTATCTGGGGACAAAGAGGCGAAGCAAACCATCTGTAGAAATGGTTACTAAAATTGTCTTGGCGTTAGATGTTGATGCAAGATGGCTGCTCACTGGAGAAGAAACGCCACAACAGCAAGGCGTGAATACCAACATGAACGGCAATGTGACCGACAGCAATGTGGCAATTGGTAGCCACAACTCTGTTGGCAATGTGACAGTTGGTGCTGATGTTGTTTTGTCTGAGCGAGTAAAGAGTCTTGAGGCTCTGCTTGCAGAAAAAGAGAGACTGATTAAGGTTTACGAGAAGATGGTGGAGGGCAAGGTATGAAGAAAGCTTTGGCTCTTGCATTGTTCGCTATTGCGCTCGTTTCATGTAGAGATAATTGTGCCAGAAAGCAAGGACATTATGCAGTCGGAAAATATAGATCGGAAGAGCGTCGTGT